GGTATTGGGCTACACCGGGGTTAAAATTATCTAATAGTTAGCGTCATTTCCTCATCGAGCTGATTGGCCGAAGGCGCCAAAGCTATTCCTTCAAGGGATAGCGTGACGAATGCATCTGATGGCTGCTCAATTGGAGGGATGTTGAATTCGGCTTTAGGGATCTTCCACTCGAAGATCTGGCCGGTTCCATCCGCTACAGCTGGACCACAGATGTCTTGAGGCTCAAGAGTCAAAGTGATGTCTTCAGCGACAAAGCACTTATTTCTCATATAGAATCTGAGATTGTTCTTATCGAGCAAGAGTTCAAAATTCAGACCTACTTCGCGACGCTTATCAGGAACAAATCCACAAATTCGAGAAGTTCCATAAATAAAGTCTTTTTTAGTGAAATTGTTGGTGATGCTGATCTCAGCTGAAAGAAGCTCACAATCACTCAAGCTAAGACCTGCAACAGTAAAACTCCCCTTTAGACCCAACAGAGCGAACTCTGAAGTCCTCGGAGTGTAATCTTCCGGAGCGTGACCGATCGCAATATCACCAATGATTGCAACCGGAAGAGCTGCGCCATCAACTGTCACTATATCAGCATTTGGACCACCGGCTTGAGTTGGAACAGCTGTCCCATTTACCGCGGTCACTTTTCGAGCTGAGACGATGTTCGTATCGCCATCAACACCTTGGATGATATCGACAAAAGCTCCGGCTTCATAAAGAACTCCGCAACCTGCAGTCACTTTAAAATCATTGGTTCCAAGACCACCAGTCAAAAATACGGCTGGACTAAAGATGTCTTGAGGATCACCAGCTGTTCCAGAAATCGTCACATCCACCAAAGCAGCTGCGGCCCCGAAGGCGTCGACAGCATCTTTAACTTCAGTTGCGGTTGAGACGCCATCTTCGATTTGAACCGAAATCGCATTTCCAACAACAGTGACCACTTCCGCGCCAGCAGTTGCGCCAGCGGTATAAATAACCGAAATCAAATTTCCATTAATCCCTGAGGCTACTTTGCCATCATAGGTCAAATCTTGAATAATAACAGTTGCCAATTGCTCAGCACCAGTTAGAGCTTGAACCAACAAAGACTCACCCGCCAAAAATGCATCTTGAGCGAATCCTTCCCAATTCATTGTGGCTTTTCCGTCACCTGGAAGAGTGAAGGTCAAATTGTCAGCGATTACGCCAACAGCCAATCGAGCAAAGTGAGTCGCTTCTTCCAAAACTCTGAAAGAATTCTCACTATTTCGAGTCAATTTATAGATGATTTTAGTTGGATCTGCAGTGTCGACAGAACCAAAAGCCACCAAAAGAGCCGGATGCATTGGAGGAAGAACCGGATTGCCTAATCCATCAGGAACCCCTGGAATTATTTGAGACTCCATAGAGACTTCAACAGTCTTTTTTCCACTCAATCTAGAAGTAACTGAACGGCCAGATCTACTCGGAGAATCTTCTCTCGGTATATCGAAGACGATATCTGTCGTATTGAAGTCAACGGATCCCGCGGATGTTGGCAAAATATCACCAGAATCAACCCCATAAAGGCTTGTTGTTTCAAGAGCCAACCAGACTTTTGTATCCAGTCCGAGAAATTCAAATGATCTTGCGTTTAGTAGTCTTCCCATTTTACACCCTCGTTAATTATGTAATTGTTACCCGCGTCACAGACGACAAGTCGAGCAAATATTTTTTAGTTCTTAGTCGATTTATAATTAGAATATTGTCTTTATCTATAGTGAAAGTTTCAGAACCTGGCGAATCATCCGGAGAATTAAAAACAACACGATCCTCTCCACCAGCTAAATTAGTCGGTGTTATGACATTTTGAGCAGTAGTTCCAGTTCCTGAAACAGTCACATCCACCAAAGCTGCTGCTGCTCCAAATGCATCAATTGCAGCTTTAATCTCATCAGCATCTGAGACTCCATCTTCCATTCTAACGGTAATTGCATTATCGTTAACTGTTACAACTTCATTACCAGCATCACCAATTGCATTGGCACCAGCTGAAAAAGTAGCAACAACACCATCACCCTCTCCACTATCAACTAATACAGTGGCATCGCCTCCAGCTGCTGTTTGATCGTTTCTTAAACCACTAACATCTGTTTCTGAAACTTGACCAGACTTAGCCGCAACATCACCAGTATTAATATATTCAACAAGCTCTGCAGTAGTAAGGTCAACAGGTGTGGCGCCGTTGTTTGTCCCGTCGTTAGGAGTAATAGTCAAAACAATATTATTTGCGTCTCCAGTCCAAACGGCTAGGATAGTATCAGTTGGGTTAGCAGCAGCAGGTATTATCTGAAGTGTCAAATCATCAGTATTACGTGCGGCGCCCGCAACAGCACTTGTCAATATAATATCTGCAGTAATATCCAATGTTGCTAGAGCTGCGACTGCAGCTATAAAATCAATATACTCAATGGTGATATTATTTCCAGATTTACCTTGGCCCGCGTCAGCATCATAGGTCAAATCTTGCTCAACAAGTAAAGCTTCAAAAGTCGCATTCATATTAATAGAGGTCATATCTCGAGAACTAATGCGTAAATTGTCAGCAGGATCGACCTCACCCTTTAAACGAACGCTTAAAGCTGTGTCGTGGCCCTGAGTCAATAATGTAGTGATTTTGGCAATTCTGCGAGCGATATGACTTGGAGATCTATAATGCATTTGTTTCCTCCGAAAATATTCAGGTCTACATTAGTCTATATACAATCTCCACCAAACTAGGCTCATCTATCGCCGTGACACCACTTAAATTCGGCCTGAGTCTCAATGTTGAAGAGATGAGTCCCGTCTTTTTGGGAAAATAGCTGATTATCGGTCAGAATATTAGCGACCTCGATTTTGTTCACAGTCCCCAAAAGGACGGAATTGGTCTCCAACATTTCCTTTAAATCACCGATAAAATCCTCAAATTCAAAGAAATTCAGCTCCTTAACCACTCCAAACAGGCCAATTTGCCACGTCGCAAATCGAACTCTTGAGGCATGTCTCACGAAATCAACAGGCCCATCAATGGTAAAAACCGCGGGAGTTTGGCCAGCTGTAACATCCTGCCACATCCTGACATCAAATGAGACTTTGCAAATATTTGTTTTGTATCCGTTTTTCTTCAAAACCGTTTCAAGTAAAAGCTCTATAGCTTTGAGGATCTTTCCCCTTCGGCTGCATTGTAGAGCGACTATGGCCTTTAATTCTTCTGATTCCGGACAAGGTAGAGTTGGCATAATTAAATCCTTTCAAAAGCCAGTTCAGGGATGCTAGCAAACATTTGCTCAATTCTTGGAGCTGCTGCTGTCAGAGCTGATCTCAAATAAGACCTCTCAGGCATTTCAATATCTGGGATCATATGACCCTTTGAAAAGAAATCTTTTCCCCCCGATTGCCAGTGTAACGCTTTCTTATTTCTAGGCGCAACAAAATGAGCCGGAATCAAGCCCCCAAATTCATGGATTTTTGCATAAGGAACACCTGTTGAGAATACATCACTAAATACATTTCCGTCGCTATCAATCCCGACCTTCTTCTGGATCGAGTTGAAGAGGCTTCCCGATTGGACATTCAACACCCGACCGCGGAGGTTGTTTTTGGCCTCAGCTTCCACCAAAGAGGCTGCTCTAAACATAGCCGTTAGAGCGAGCTTTTGGATCACAATCGGCATATTGCGCAGATCTTGGGAAAACTTAGTAATATTGTGATCTATGGTGACCTTTAACACTTAAACTCCAAATAAATTGATTTGAGGCTTTTCATAAGCTCCAAGAGTCATATTCTCATAAGGATCCAGCAGCTCAGTGACAGCCTCTGGGACGCCGTCTTTTAATTTGGTGAAGCTTTGCCCCATAGTTCCTTTGCTTAAAACGCCGAGAGTTCTGTTCGATCGTTGGAACTCCCAGAATTCAATGATTTGAAGAGTCGCCATTTTGATTCCGCCCGGAACATCATCGGCATCCAGCGCCCAACCAGCTTCATAATTTACGCGAATCGAGCCAAGCTCAGATCCTGAAAAGACTCGACCAATGACGTTATTCTCATCATCATCTCTGAGAGCAATATCATTTCCAATTTTAGTCAAAGCAACATCCGCATCTTGAGGGATATCAGCCACACCTCTCAACAAAAAGTTGATAGGATCTAACTCGGTTTCCGCGCCAAAATTTCGATTGAAATCAATAAATATTGAGTTTATTTGTCTAATAGGCCAATGGCTTGGGACAATTACATTTGAATTGTTCCCGTCTAGATCTTCCTGCTTTGTTCTAGTGATCACATTTGTTTGAATATAACGCTCCACCCAATCCGTAGCTGAGTTGATCAAAAGCTCATATCTTTTTCGGCGTTCCTCGACTCCTTTATCAAAAGCAACATCATCAAGACCGCCAGCTAAATTGGCCACAGCCACAGGACTCGTTTGAGCTGTTGCCCCAGTTCCTGAGACAGTCACGTCGACCAAAGCCGCGGCGGCTGGGAATCCATCCACCAAAGCTTTCACAGCGTCGGCATCAGTTGTTCCGTCGGGGAATGTCACCTCGATAACATTCGCCGAAGGAACCGCAACAGCAGCGACTCCGTCTTTATATTCAATTGTGATGGCATTTCCCAAAACACCAACCAATTTGGCAATGTATGTCAAATCCTGAATAACAAGAAAAGCCTTCACCTCAGCCTGAGGAACATCAATCTTTATATCCTCAACACCAAGCCATTCAGCGACCTCGTCGACTGTACAATAAACTTTAGCTTTTAATTTACTGATAAATGTAGCCATAAAGCCTCCACTTAGTATTTACAAACTAGATATCAACCGGCTTATCGAATAGGAATTTCCGGAAAGTATTCTTGGCCGATCTCAAATTCCCATGGTTCGAATCTACAGGTCCAGGAAGAATATTCAAAGCATAATTTGTTGGACCAGATGTTTGAGTGATCGTAGCTGTAAAGCCTCTGAGGGTTTTAGTCCGAACCCTAGGAGCGATTAACTTATAGGTATCTGTTACCAAAGGCGTTCCGGAAAAAGCTACAGTGACCGTGACAACGCCTGTTCCTGGCGTGTATGTGTCAACCTTCCTTCTTTCACCAGATTGAGCGCCCGATGTCATTTGAATCTCATAACTATCAAGATCAGCCGCTAAAGGGAATGTCCCATTTAATGTGGTGTCTTCCACAGAACTTGGTGAAGCCGCGTCAGTTAAAGACGATAAATGAGAAGGCGTTCCAACTGTATTAAAACGCCAAGATGCTGAATCCGATACCCTATTCCCATTTTAAGTCCCCTCGTTCAATTTGACCAACTCTTCAAGAATTGCCGCCAATAAAGCTTTAGTTGGATCTAAATCATATTCACTCTTTAAAGTAGGATTGGCGATCAGTTTTTTTACCTCTTTGTCGAGTTTATCCTTTTTCTTTTTATTATCTTTGGCAGCCTTATTTTGTCGAATCTCTTCTTTTGTTACTTCTTTCATAACTAGACCTCAACCAATTCTGTGATAACAGCACATCCACCAATAGCAACACCTTCAGAGGTTTCAAGATTTGATAAAACCAAAGCAATCTTTTTAACTCCATCACCAGTTCCGACAAACTGTTTAAATGCAGCATCTTGGATTTGAATAATCTCTTCATTCTCAGACCCATAATCCCAAACAATACAGACAGTTGCAGTTTTATTCTGAGTGATATTCCCAATTAATTTTTCCAAATAAACTTCTGCTTGATCGTCGGGGATCATAGAAATCGCCGAATCAGAAGCTGCTGGAACAATTTCGGCCAAATGCAATGGAGTTTTTATTCTCTTTTTTCCCATAATTATCTCCAGTTCACCACGACTTCAAAACCAGCTCCACTTGTATCATAAAAGAGACCATTGTTTAATCGTCGGCCATAAGGGATTGGGATTTGATCATTCGTCAAATCAAGAGAAATTATAGGAACCCCAACAGCCGCAATGTTATCAAAAAGCTCCAAAGTCGCACCAGCAACTCCGACTTCATTGATAATCACTGAAACCAATTCCCCCGGAGAATTCTTTAATAAACCGTCTCCATCTAAAATAGTGACTGAATCCGGCTGAGCTGACGATGTTCCAATCCTCGAACAACTAAAACCCCTTGTTTTTAGAGTATTTACGGCTGTATTACCGTTGATATTTTCAACCCTTAGAGCGACCGCCAAATGAACGGTATCGTATGCAACAGATAGCAGCGATCTCATAGTATGGACTAATCGACGATTTTGAAAAAATAAAATAACTCCAGCGTTATAAACCAACTCAAAAACGCTAACTATTTCACTTTTCCTAAAGGCAACGTTTCCATTAAAATTGTTTTCAAAGATCTCCTCAACGTCAGATCCACCACGCTGTCTAACTAGACTAATTACCCCACTGTTATTTCTAAACAAAACCCCATCTTGAATAGTCGACAAACCAGCCGGTTGAATAGGATCAAAAACACCGAATTCTCTGATCACGTCGGGAGCATTTACATCTTCCATTTGGATCGCGAGATGAGCCTTGTTGAATGTGGCAGTTACAAATTCAGCTCTATTGGCCGTCTGAACTTCGGCGATAGAATCAGCAACAGCACCGGTACTTAAAACCAACTCACCATTAACAACTGCACCAGATCCAGATCCGACATTATTCGTCAACCAAGTTACGTCGGGCAATGGTCCGGATTCAAAGTTTCCACCGATTAAGCGAATCAACTCTCCGGTTTCAATAACTCCGCTTGGAGCCACTACAAATGGAGATCTCGTTTCAGTATCGAACAGAGCATCCCTTGACATATTTTGATAAACTGAAACACCTACAGAGAATTCGACATCCCCAGTTAAAATCTCAGCTTCAAAGGTTACAAAACTGTGGAAGTCTATAAGGGTCTTTTTAACCGGACCAACGCTATCACAAGGAATCAATAGTATCTGAACGGGATCCACACTGTCGCTAAATCTGTCAAAAACCTTTAGCATTATAGCCGAATCCGGAGCCATCGTTTTGACAAAAATACTAACGACAAGACGAGACCCTTTGACGATCTCAAGATCTCTTGAAATCGTTGAAGGACTAATCGTCTTTAAAGGGAAAACAACTTTGGTGTCATTTTCTTTGACTTTAAGGAACTCCAACCCCTTACTCCGATTTTAAATTTTTAAGCTTTTTGGTCTTTGTCCATGGTCTTTTATATTCCATCTTGTTTTTAGTCGGAGCTTTGGTCTTTGGGCCACCTTCTAAGGTGAAAGCCTCTGGATATTTTATAGCCAAAGATTGAGCCATGCCATCGGCTGTCTGGATATGCGTCCCGGCTTTGCGTTCAATATTGCTACCAAGGGCTTTCATGGCCTCTTTAGGGTCTTTAATCAATAATTTCATTCTAACCTCCGTCAAAAAAAAAGGGAGACGCTACCGCCTCCCTCATATCATCTACCGCCTAGCGGTCTTTTAGCTGATTACAGTGCGATATTGAAGATCTCCGCGCCAGAACTCTCTGTGGCGTAGTTTGATCCGTCAGCTTTCAATACAGCTTGGAAGGCGTACCTTTGAAAGCTAACCATATCGAGGACATCCAACTCAGTCTTATTCGAGTCCACTCGAACTTGAACCGGTCGTCTCAATCCAGTAAACCAACGCTTGCGGTTTACCATGAGGACTGATCCTCGGATGTTATTTGGAACAGTTGCAGAGTTAACTCCAGTCGTGTCCAGATCCTCTCGGAGATATTCGCTGACAATAACTGGCATTCCTTCGTAAGCTGCGAGTTGACCAGTGATCACGGTTGCTTTCGCTCCCAATTGCTCCATGGTTCGAACATCGTCAAGCTGAAGAAGTTGGTTGTAAACTTTTGGACCTGAGATCAAAACCAATTGGCTTGGATCTACACCGAATTTGCCCATTTTTGCTCGACCGTCTGAAAGTTCAGATTCACTAATAGCCGCATCGCCCACATCTACTCGAGAATCTGGATCAGCAGCCTGCAAACGAACTCGAATCCCATCCCAAGCCGTCTCAGGAGTTGTGGCCAAAATTGAAGCGATGGTCGTACCACCGGCAACATCGGGCAACTGTGAGAAGTTATGCATGGCGCCAGTTGAATCGCCTTCAAGGATCGCGATTTCAACCGACTTTTCTTGGCCTTCAATCAACTCAATCCTGATAGCGCGAACGATATCTGGAGCAGAATCTTCATTTAACTCCTCGGGCAACTCATAACGGTTAGCGAGCTTCACCGCGTCAAACTGAATTGTCTCATCAGTGTTAAAGACTTGCTTGGCGCCTGCTGTGGCCTGACCAAGCTTCCGAGCAACGGCACCATTCGTTAGAACTGGCCATTTAAACGGATTTGAAGGCATTCGGACTTCCATGAAAAGCCCGGAGACTTTTCGATCCAAATTGAATTCATCTATATATGAGCTGGCGACCAACGTTGGGATCCATTCGAAACCCTCGTCACCTGATTCAATACCAAAGGCCTTCATGGTGTACTGAAAATTGTCATTGTAATATTTGAGATCTTTCACATCTTTTTTGAAGAGCTGTGCTGAGATCATCAAAACATCCACATCCTCTTTGAATTGCTTAGCTAAAGCAATTTCATCAGCTCCGAGATATGCGTATTTTTTGTCAGAAGTGTCCACACTGAGAAGAGCGTCAAAACTTTTTGCTCCCCAACCGCTCAGCTTTGTGCGAGCCGCTTTAGGCATAAGCTTTTTGTTTGCCGGTTTTGCTGGTTTTCCACTGGCTGCTGCTTTCGCTTTGGCTGTGGCCACCTGTTTACGCAAAGTCGCTACGGTTTGTTTGAGATTCATTTGGGACTCCTATTTACAATAAAAATTGAAATTTGATTTTGGTTCCTTCATTAACTATATACAACACCGCCCAAAGTAACTTCTGAGCGGCGCTTAATTTGGACTAATCTTTGTCTTCTGACTCCACATCCGCAATCTCTTCAAGCTCTTTCAAAAGATCGTCAGCTTCATCAAGCAGCTTCTCTTCTTCCTCATCGGAAAGCTTTTCGTCGCCACCATCAGCAGCAAGTTTGGCCGCTTCTTCAGCAGCTAATTTCTCAGCAGCTAATCGAGCCTCTTTCTCTTCTTCGGTCTCTTCTTCTTCCTCATCTTCATGAGTATCATCGCCTTTATCACCCGCGTCAGATTCGAGAACCACAGACATAGCTTCCATCAAAACGTCTAGCTTTTCGTTGATAGCCGCGAGCATGGCTTTATCATCCTCATCTTCCGGCATCTTTGCAGCTTCTTCAGCGGCAATTCGAGCAGCTTCATCTTCAGCCTCTTTGGCTAATTTGGCAGCAGCCTCTTTCTCAGCGTCAGTTTGACCATCAGCAGCAAGTTTGGCGGCTTCTTCAGCGGCTAATTTCTCAGCAGCTTCTGTGGCCAACTTCTCAGCAGCTAATTTCTCAGCAGCTAGTCGAACCGCTTTCTCAGCATCCGTCTCAGCCTTAGCGTCCTTTTTCTTGGCGTTCTTCTTTTGAGACTCAAGATAGAATTTCATCTTTGCCAAAACTTGCTTCTTTTTCAATTTCATGACCATCTCCCTAAAATTACTGTTCTTTTTTAGATTCTTGATAAATTTCAACTAACTCACTAACAAAACCCGGATCAATCTTCTCATCACTAGACAGCTGATTCATTGCCTCGCAAAGGAACGTCTTGAAATCATCCGACATCGAAACATCAGATTTATCATCGCCCTTCTCACCTTCTGTCGGCTCAAACTTCGCAAATGGATTGCATGGAATAGTGACAACCGAAATCTCCAAGAGTTCGATTTCTTTAACAATATTGACAGCTTCGCCCTTGTCCCAATCAGCATCAAGCTCATTGTAGCCAATGGAAAAGGTTTTGAGAGCGCCTTCGTCAATCTTGGTTCGCACGTCCTCAACATCTTTGGCCTTTGAGATCATAGCTTTGACCCAAAGTCCTTTTCTTTCAGCATTCTCGTCATTTATGATCTTGAACTCGATAACTTTGCCGATGATCTTGTCCCAATCGTGTTGGAATAAAAGGACAGGATTCTCCATAAATTCAGACATTGTCTTTTCAAATGCTGATGGAAGGATTATGTCGTCGACGCGATCTTTGTCGGAAGTGTTAGCAAAACCTTGGATGAAAATATTTCCTTTTCCATCCTTTTCGACCGACTTTTTGTCCCAGTCGATAGCGCAAGTCATCCGCTTCATTTTTTCTGCGGAGTGTCGCTTATGTTTGTCTTTTATATTGTAGCACTTCATTTTTACACAATCCCTTTCATTGACTATTTACAATTCCCAGACTCAAACCTTTTCTATGAATGGATCGGACACCTTTTCTTTGGTGGTTTTTCACACATAGAATGAGCAGCCGCTGCGGCCTGATCTGGCTTCATCCCCTCATCAATTAGTTTAGGGATAGCTCTTTGGACACATTCGTCCACAGTCTCTTTAGGCTTACGTGTTACCTTTTCGTGAATTAATTGAGCTTTTCCCAAAGCCTTCATGATTTCTTTATTCCGCCATTTCGAGGATCGTTTGGCCAAATTTTTCCGTAATTTTGATTCAGCCTCAGAAACCGGTTGAGTTAATGGAGATCTGTCGCCGACAATATCTTGGATGGCTTCTTTGTCCTCTTCCAAGAAATCAACCACAGTGCAGCGACAATTTATAACTTCTTTAGCCTCTCCGCCCGGCTCCCGCGGGAATTTTAGACCGTTAGCAAATGTCTCATCAACTCCGACCACATCCTCATTTATCGCCTCATGTGAATCGCGAACCTTGGAATCCCTGGAATCTAGCCACATCTTTTTAAGATTTTCAGCCTCATCTGGAAATTGAGCCTTGAATTCATTACGTTTTAACTGCTGGCCAATGGAGACTCCGGTCAAAGTTTCGGTCCTGGCGATTGTCTTGGCATTCGCGAACTCGCCAAAAACATCCTTGATCCTAGACTCTAGTTCAGTAACAGACACCGATTCAGCGACGCTTGAAGTTATGACATTTTTAAGCTGGTCCAATCTATTCTCAGTAATTGAAACCACATTTTTGGCTGCGATCTTCTTCAAAGCCTTCAGCGCGTCCTCGTTGGGATATGGGATCTCTTTAGGAACTGTCGAATTTTTATATCCATGGCGAGCGGCTCTGATCATGGCTGTTGAAGCGAACCCCGCAAGTTCTTTAATCTGGAACGCCTTGAGATCATCTTGATCCGGGAGGATGTCTTTAGTCTTTCCGCCATCTCTCCACCATGCTCCCAACCCTTTCCCGGTGGAAGCTTCTAAATTGCGTAGGATCCACTTTTCAAATCGTTTAAAGAAGGCCGCTGTCTCCACAGCCCGCTCCTCAATCATATCCTCAACACCCTCTCCTGAGACCAATTTCCAATAACTTACGAGTTCTTTCTCGGTCATTCCACAAGAAAAGACTTTCTCCCCATCATCCATTTCGTCAGATCCAGCTGAAATAGGTCCGCCTGTTTGGCCACCATTAACCCGGTCTTGATGCGTGTGGTCGTCTGAATCATTTGCTAAAGAGGTTCGGCCAAGCCGATTCCCACTCTCATCGAAAACCCAATGGAAATGACTTTCACCCATAACCACCTTTCCGCCTGTGTCGCGGTCTGTCGAATCTTTGTGGACATGCGGCCCCTTGGATCTCTTTTCCCCATCATCATTTTCAGCCGGGGAAAGCCCCTCTTCTTGGGCCTGTTGGATAGCCCTTGGAATCGCGATATGTAATGCAACGCCCTGGACAGCAGCTTCGCCGACCAACTCAATCACACGGTCATCAAAGCCTGTATCTGTTTCAACGACATCGTTATTAGCCATGTCATTCTGGGCATTTGCGGTATCTATTTTCTCTTGCCCTCTCCCTGCAGCCAATTGGAACGGGCTAGCCGACCTATTAGCTTGAGCGACCGCTGGAACGATCTTGCCCGATCCGTCTTCAAGCGGCGGAAGCTTCCATATCTTTTCTCTGATCTCATCGATTGAAGCTCCTGTTCCTTTCATTGCGTTGGCTATTGCTCCCAGCTTAACTAAATCTTCCTTCAAAGCTTCTATGTCATCGAAACTAAAGCCCATTCTGAGATTGCGTTCTTTCTTTAAAACAATAGGGGACTTGTTTATCGCAGCTGCGATGATCGCCACAATCGGCATGATCGTATCTATATAATAAGTTGTGTTCTGGATTAAAGCGTTGGAGAAGGTGGCTCCATCAAGCAAACCGACCTTGATTGGCGGAACATTAAAGGCTGACAAGATCGGCTCTTTATTATTCTTCAAGAAATCAATCAGAGATGTTTGGCCAGGATTTTGCTCCATCTCTTTATATTCCATCCCGTCTGGAAGGATTAAGGTCTTGTGATGATTACGCTTTCCGGTAAATTGAGCAGAGAAACTCTTCTCTAATCGATTAACCTGCTCTCTGGTCAGCTTCCTTTTGGCCTGGATAACCCCGCCAAGTCTTGCGCCCTGCTTATAAAATCTGAGCATATGCTCCATGGCATATCGATCGAGCAGAATATTTTTGATTACGCCGACAATTGGAGAATTGCCAACCAATGGATCGCATGGATTGGGGAGCTTAATGTGGATAACTTCTTCGGCTGGGAATTCAATATCAGCCTCATCATTGATCATTTTATAGCCGCGGATGAATTTATTGTGGTTTTCCTCATCAATAACAGCCTCGACTAAAGCTGAGTTGAGCCTGAACATATTTTTGACATTGGTCTTTCTTATTCGATCCATGGCCTCTTGGAGTCTTTGAGATGATCCATCCGAAAGATCTGAACCGGCCTGATCACACCAAATAAAAGCTTCACCGGTTGCCAACAAATCCATGACGATGAGCATCCAGAATTCAATCCCCGTCATTATACTGTTAGGAAATCTCATGACGTTCATCTCTGGCTCGCCGCTGGCATCGACCCAAACTTCTTTTGAGACTGTACCTTTTGAACCATCTGGATTTTCTATCTCTTCCTTTTTAAAGAACCTCTTATCTAATTTAACCGGTAGAGCGCCAATTGTTTTGGCAATAGTATGGACCGCTATGAAGAACCAAGTCTCAGTACAATATAATCTTTGGAGAAACATCTTATTAACTTGCTCGTCGACGACATTGAAGAAGCCTCCGAGAGGTGCAGCGCCATCGGTTGAGACGGCTTTTTCCTCAATGATTGCAATCTGTTCATTAAATTCCTTTTCATCAGCGAGCTTATCAAATTCATTTTGCAAATCTTTTATTTGATTTTCTAAGTCGCTTGTCTTCTTTTTGAATGGATTCAAATCTTTTATTTTCATGAGCCGTCCTATTATTTTTGTCTGACATAAACTATCTACAACAACCGGATAAGTTGGCGAAATAGCTTGAGTTTCTTATTAAACTTTTTATTTGATTTCTTTGACGTAATAAAACCAGACCACGCAAGTTGTAAATATCTATTGAACGGAACCTAAAAACGAAACGAACCACAACCGGAGAATTGAATGTCAGACAAAAAATCACGCCGAATTGCGTCCGCTGATCTATTATCCGAAACCGAGTCAAAATTCCACAAAAACGCCACAGCCGAAGATTGCATCAACGATCTGCGGCGAGTCCAAAAGAGAAATGATTCAACCTTTATCACCCGCATCAAATACAGAAACCTTGGCCGGTATTCTGACAGAACCTGGAACCGATTCTTCGGAACCTTCCTTGAGTTCAGAAAACAGGCCGGTCTCGAGCTGTCCCGCGGAGCCCAGAGGATGGAGCGAGAGATCGCCAAATACGCCTCCCATGATATATATCGCGAGTTCTTTAACGATGAGGTGCTGCCTTGGTACAATAAACACGCTAAGAAAGACCGCAAAAAACACCCTATAAGGACCATGGCCGTCGTCTCAGATATTCATGACATCGAGTGTGATGAGTTTACGTTATCTGTTTTTATATCACAGTGCGAAATGAGACAGCCTGACATCATCGCTCTGAATGGAGATATCTTCGATCTCCCAGAATTCTCCAAATTCGACAAAGATCCTCGAGCCATGAAAAGTCGGGAAAGGTACAATTTTGTTAAGTCTAGAATCTTTGCCCCGTTGAGAAAAGCTTGCCCAAATGCCCAGATCGATTTCCTCATGGGAAATCACGAATTCAGACTCTTGAGACACTTCGCCGATCGCTCCCCTTATCTGAAGATCTGGCTGTCCGATATAATGGACATCACCTTCGCCGACTTCTTTGGCCTGGAAGAGTTCGAGATCAACTGGACTTCAAAGCTGGACCTTGGATGTTATACAAAAAGCGACATTCAGAAAGAGCTTCGCCAAAACTACAAATATTATTATGACCAAACCTATGTCCTTTCTCATGAGCCTGAAACCTTTGGCATCTCTGGATCAAATGGACATCACCACACATTGGAGATGAGATCCTTTTCCAACACCCCATCTTCTCAATACACATGGGTCCAAACCCCTGGCCTCCATAAGCTTGACGCGGAATATATAAAGGGCTTGAACAAATGGAATCTCGGCTTCCTCTTCGTTACAATCAACACCTTGCATAAATCTGTCATACAGGAGCCGGTCCAGGTCCATGAGGATTGGGCCTTGGTCAATGGCGTTTACTATTCAAAGAAAGGCTGAGTATGAAGAATAAGGGCATATACGTTGAATGGGTTGATTCGGCTTCTTTGGATGCATGGGCAACAATCAAGGAGTTGGAGAAGATCCTGTCTACAAAAAGCCATCCTATAAAAACATTAGGATGGCTGATTAAGGAAACAGAAGATTCTATTTTAGTTGCTGAAAATTGGGACGAAAAGACTGAGGCAACTGAAGAATCGACCTATAGCTGTGTGATACGAATACCTAAAAAAATGATCAGCAAAAGGAAGTGGGTCAAGCTGTAACCAGTTGTCTGCAAGCCACATAAGCAGCCGCCTTTGTATACATATAAAATTATTGCCTGTAGACAACATCATCCTCTCTATAGCTTTAATGCTGAAATATCATTGCTCGGAAGCTCACCCTCTCCGCATTTTGGACATTGAAAATTATCCCAACAACCACCCCAAGAAACCTTACAGTCGTGACATTCCATATGCCTAACATACGGAGGATCAACCGCTGACAGATCGCCTAAGTATTTATACTCTATTTCTTCATCTTCCATCTCTGTAATGGTTCTTTTAATCCAACCAAACACTTCTAATCCCTTACAGTTGTATAAATATTAACTCGTGTGGTCTTACCTATGAAGCCAGCTAAGACATCTCTACTTGCGCAGTCATTAGGGTATGGAGAGTCACGTCCATCAAGCCAACAGCACAGAAGCTTAGCTCTTAATGGGTCTTTTTTTATCTCCCAATCATCGGCTAACAGATCATCCTCAGTAAACATATATATGCCTTCACTGTCTTTTTGAACGCACCAATCGTCCGCTCCACTGCGCTTGAATCTCTTTTCTGATTTAATCGCCTCCTGTATTGTCATTGTTCTCACCTCCGCTAGTTCTATAAAAGTACATTCTAATAAGCCCCATGATCACAAATATATTCACGGTCACGGTTGTATTTAATTATGTCGCACCTATTGCACTTAATATTTTCAGTTGCCGGTCCCCACTCTGAAGACGTATTGAATTGTGAAGACAGCAAGCCGCATAATGTTTTTTCTGGCTCTTGCAGAAAATTAAGCTCTGACTCTTCATCAAATAAATGGCACTTCATTTAATCACCTTAAATCTAAAAACACTTCGCCGACTTCATAGCTAACATCTATAAAGCTATCACCGCGCTTAAAGCCATCAACAATATCTTTAAGCCTGTTTGGACTTCCAACAGTTCCAATCACTAAACCATTTTCATCAAGTCTATCAATGGCCCACAATGAATAACCCTGCGCTCTATCATTCCACCCAATTCTAGTTCTTTGAAATGAGTTCATATCAACCTTTATGTCGTGGCAATTAAACAACCAATTAGTTAATCTAGTTACGTTCTTAGATGCCACTCGTTGCTCCTTTACGGGTTATAATTTAGCTAATGTTTATTTACTGGTTGGTGGTTTCCGAAGTGGTATAAAATAATCTACACGTATATCGTCACGCGCTAGATTAGCAGACCATAATCCAAACTGGCTGTAGTCACCATCATTTATCCAGACCAATATCTCTGTACCATCTTTAGGCGCTTCTTCTATTGGCTTCCACTCACTTGTCACATTATTACCTTTCTATAACGTTGGACGTGTATCTTTAATATTCAAAATCGTTTGTACAAATTCTTGATTTTGGCCGTGCGCGTGGCACATTTTTTGAGCGATCTTTAACATAATATTGCAGCAATACTTTAAGTCACTATGATAAAACCAAGCCACTGTTGTATTCGGCCCAGCTAAAGGTATCAAGGAGTATTTGATTTGCTGTTTAACATCAGGTTGACATTGGTTGATGTTAACTTCTGATACCATGCCGACAGATCCGCATGACAGCTGTACGATGTCGAACGGTTTAAATGTTTTTGTTATGGGGATCTCTTCTATATTAACCCAAGTCATTCTAACTCCCTATGGTTCTATCCACTTAAATCTTGGTGTTTTTTTGACGGCATATTCCGATCTTACAGACTTCTTAGCAGCGTCTAGTGACAAATGATATGTAACGCCGAAATAATAAGAGTTATAATTCACTAAGAACTTTTTGATTGGCATTGCATCATGAAAGTAAATCTCAATCGGATGTTGAAAGTCACACTCTTTCCAATTTTCTAATTCTAAAAGACATTCGCCAAACACAGCATCACCTTCTCTATAACGTTGGGTTATGATTTAGCTAACTAACAAAATTCTAAAGGCTGATTTTTTTCAACCGCATAGTCCATGCCAGCGGCCAACATTAGTGCTTGGTTTTTGTCGAATCCATCCTCCCAGTCAGCAACTAACTCTCTCAATCGAGGCGATACTATTTTGCACTCGTCTACAGTTAACTCACCCTCGCAATCGGAGTGATTCAAGATTGGCTTGATGTTATCCTGCATTTCTTCCCAACCCTTATTGCCGCCGAAACCTTTGAAGTCATTCATGTTAAATCCAGCGGCTTTTGCAAGAGCTTCTCTAAATCTATTGAATCCGCCGTAAGACCAATGTGCATCTGTATGACTAAAATCTAATCCCATCAAACGTCCTCCAAATTATCAAACAACCTTACAATCAAATAAGCCAGGCCACCAACGTTGGCAGAGGATTTTGTAAATTCAACAATCCTACTTTTATGGTGAGTCCCCTTTACAATAGTTTCTCTCAATCCAATAATGACAGCTTTAGCTGCAGAGCCTGGGCCTGATTTCCCAGCCTCCCAACTGACCACACTTCGAGCGTCAACATTCAACAGCTTAGCGAATAACTCGATCGACATTTCTAATTCAGATCTGACAAAAGCAATGTCTTTTGAATCCATCAATAATCTCTATTAGGTTTCTCACAAGGTCCGCCAGTTCTGCGAGAGGAATCTGTCTTGACCGAACTACTTTCAGACTGAGAGATCTCCTTTACATATTCGACCTGTCCTTCATCAAACCATAGATTCTTCAACTTATTGTCTGCGGATACCTTTGGACCAATCAAAATTCGACCGCAGCCATTAATAAATACAGTTCGGCCAATCGCAATCCCTTTAAATCCACTGACTGAATCTTCAACCTTTTTACCTATCTCAATCTTTTGAACGTTGGCAATAGATTCGATAACCAGCTTGCCATCATCTAAGATATCGATTTGCGGTTCATCAAAGATCTGATCTTCAATTGGTTTACAGTCCTTTAATTCCTGAGGCTGAACGCCAAACCTTGAACAACCATGGATATAATCAGCTTTATAAACAGCCACCCCTTTAAAACCTGTGATCTTATCTTTTACACGCATTCCTAATTCAATATTCATCTCTTCCTCCGTTTGAACCATTTAATAACCCACTTAATAGCAGGCCATAGGTTGATTGTGAATTTAATTTCTCTCTTTTTTCGCCTCATGTAATTCCTTCAAGTTGGCCGGTAGCTTGATGTCAATCAGCCCGCTATCTCTCAGCGATCTCAACAACTCAACCTTGGATTCTCCCGAGACAGTCTCGTCCTTTAAAATATTATACAAATGACAACGAGTAGCAATAGGTCTGATCTTCCTGACGTCCTCGAGTTGAAGGAACTTGTTTTTATATCCGCTCACACTCACACCTAGTCTTGAAGAGGTTGTCGAATACTTTTCAGAATACAAAGTTGAAATGTGTCCAAAGTGATATTTTTGTTGAGTGTCAGAAAACACAGCTACCCTTTGATCCAAAGACAGATCTTTAACACTCTTAACCCTTTCCAGGATGTGACCGTTATAGAATTCGAATCCGAGGACAATTCCACATTTATCCATATCGATAGACTCAGGAATACCTGGATCTATTTTCTGAGACAGATTATGAACTGAATCCTTGGCGTTCTCTATAGCATTGGCGAACCAAGTCCTCATCAAATCTTGATCGACTGTGACTTCAGCATTTGCCATAAATGCTTTGGCCCAAGCATCAGCATCCGTATTTTGTGTTCTTAATAATTCATCCGCTTTCATTTTTGTCTCCCTTGGGGCCAGATAACTCCGGCAATTGTAATGTTGAGGAGGTCTCAGTCTCTCCGGAACCTCTATAGATTTTTTCGGCTTTTTCCAAAAACATATTAAAGTTAATATTCTTTTGATCATACTTTTCTTTATCACTGGCCCCAGACTCCCATCGTGTTGAAGCGTCATCATTAAAATAAGCAAAGAAGCTCTTCAACATCTGTTGGACATCCTCATCTCTTTTCTGAGCTACACCGAGAAGGGTTTGTCGACGACGTTTCCAATCTTCAACCTCAGCCCTAGCTTGATCACGATCGCCTGTAATAATTTCAAGATGCTGCTGCAAAGTAAAAATCTCATTGATAACTCGCTGAGGATCCATCACAGCCATGCGCCTTATCTGTGACTTGGAATTCATCTTTGGGAGCTTTTCCTGTTCGGCCTTTAAAGACTCAACCTCTAGAGATAACTGATTGCAATGCTCCTCGAGCTGTTCATAAGTTGCCTTTGGAGCTACTGGTTTGGCGTTAGTCCAATTTTCCTCATTACAAGCAATACAATTCTCAACGTTATGATTCTCACATCTATTCATGAGCTTTGACCATTTCTTGAATTCCATGCAACTCATAACCAAGACAGCCAAGCCTGTGTTTAACGCGAGCCTCAAGACTTGGCTGCTCGTCACCATGGGGATCGAGATCCTGCCTTAATGAATCGAAAGCGTCTTGCATCTGATCATCTAATATCTGAAGTCTAGCGGTCAATTCTTTCGCGGTCTTTGGTGGAGGATCTTCTCTTGGCCAATCCTTACTCAACATCTTGTGGCCATTATCACACCAAGAATAACCGTTTGGTCTACGCTCTGTTGAAATTTCTATACTTCCACATTTTGGACATGGTTTCATTTTTCCCATAATTTCCTCCGTCACATTAGTTATACCGACAACGGATGAAACCGGTTCAATTTTCTTAATTTAATTCAGCAGAGAGATATCTCTCGCCATTACCGTCTTACGCTGATCTGCTTTAGCGCTGGCCTGAGCTGCTGTCAGAATGTCCCGGACAATAACCGATAGAGAATTGATTACTTCCTCCGAAGTATTCATCGCCGCAGCCTCTTTGTTAAACTGTTTGATTCTGCTTGTCACTACTAATGGTAATTTATTCATTTACTTCTCCTTTGGTTATTATTCTCCACACAACTCAACAACTTTATCTGGTTTATTTTTATTGTTTAAAACCATGCCCTGGAATTCAGCAGGCGAAATACCTTTCTTTATAGTGAATTCCCCTTTAGGCATATCATAGTTTGGATAAAATCGCTTCATACCATAAATAAACGTCTCTTTATTTAAAGGTCCCAAAACTATTTTAAGATCAGTTCTGCCCTTTCTAAGAATTGCTGGATCTAACGCATCTATATTGTTGGTGGTCATGACTAATATTCTGCCACAAGCGCTTGTGGATCCATCAATAGCATTCAAAATACCAGACAGAGTCAGAAATGAAAATCCAGACGAACGGCCCTCCAATACAGTATCTTCTTCAGACTTTGTATCCTTAGACTCATCGACACTTCTCTGAACAGCATTTCTTTTATTAGTTGAACTAAAGCAATCGATATCTTCAATGGAAACAACAGCATCTTTGCCAGCTGTTAGGAGAGCTTTTTCAAATGAAGTGTCACCAACACTGCTCAAGTTTATCTTATAAAGATCTTTTTTAAAGTATCCGCATAAGCATTTGGATAGTGTGGTCTTGCCCGTACCTGGGATACCGCTAAAATTTATTCCAAATTGATACGGTATGCCATGCATTATATAATAATCTTCACTTAATAAAAACTCTTCAATCTCTTCAATAAGATTCTCTCTAATAGAATTAGACAATATCGCTGAATCCATACTCCTTGAGACCTGCCTATGAGAAAAAGTCCAACCATTAGTTTCCCAAGTGTAAACCTTTGTCTCTTTATTTTTATCGATTTTCTTTTTACACATTGAAAATAAACTTCGAATAGGCTCCTGACTTCGGCCTAATATAGATATTTTTATTGTCTCTTTTGGCCTTATTCCTATTGAATCTTTTTCGGTTCTTTCTATTTTAAACAAACGCAAACCAATAAAGATATAATGAACCCCTTTACCAAAAGACAAGTTTACAGAACCAGTACCGTATGAATTATTGTTGGCAGTTAGTATTCTTGCTTTCTTTGAAAATCCTGCATCTTCATACCAAATGGTAAAATCCTGAAAGACTTCATCATAGTTATGAATCACAACCGAAACTGTTAACTGTTTTGTAATAAATTCAAGCAGCTTTTTAGGTACGTCCTTATAGATGAAGCTAAAAACACCAAGAACCCAAAGAGTTATAACCCCA